CGCGGCGCTGATCGAATCCCACACGAGCGGCATGCCCGCGATCGCTTCCCATGGCCACACGACCCGGTTGAACGGCTGTGTCGCGCCGGGTCCGTCGAGCACGGCCGGTGCGATGCCGCCTTGACGGGCGGTGCGGTGCGGCGGTGCTCGAGCCCGGCGCTTGCTCATACGCTCACCGCACGTGGAAGGGTTCCGGCGGCGGCGGGGCGTGATCGAATGCCCACACGGCGAGCGTAGCGGCTATCAGCGCCGCGACACTGTAGGCACCCTTCCGGCCCCATACCCATCGGTCGCCGACGTCGCGGCGCACCGCGGCCGCGACCGCGGCGTCGAGCGCCGGATGCGGCCGGTACCACAGCCGGCGCTCGGCGAGCCCGGCCAGGAACGCCGACGCCGCCCCGGCAAGATCATCGAATGTGGCGGGTTGGGCGTCGACGCCGGCCCGGGTCACTTCGTCGCCGACCGCGACGGCCGGGCCGAGCCGGTCGTACACGGTCGCCCGCGGCTCGAGCGCGGCCGCCAGCGCGGCCATCCGGGCGGGCAACCAGCTGGTGCCGTCGCGGACGTCGAGCAGTTCGACGTGTGCCATGCCGGCCGGGTCGCGCCAGCCGGCGACGATGGCCGCGTCGGCGCCGCCCTGCCCGACCTCGAACGCGATCGCGGCGCCGCCCGGGCCGGGCAGCGCGGTCGCCGTGTCGGTCTGCAGCGACCAGATCAGCGCCGGTATCGCCGACTCGGCGGCGCCGGCCGGCCATCGGTTGCCGTACGCCCGGGCGAACTCGCCCGGCTTCATGATCCGGGCGGCGTCGGCGAGCGCGCGCGGCCGCAGCGTGTAGCCGGTCGCCGGATGGTGGGCGGCGACGGCGGCCAGGTCGGCCGGGTCGACGTCGTCGGGTATCGAGCTTTCGAAGTAGGCCATGCCGGTCGTCGCGCCGGATTCGGCTGCCAGCCGGCCGGCGTCGACCAGCGCGCGCAGCCAGGTCGACTCGGCGGTGCCGGCGGTCGAGTAGATCCACAGCTGCCCGTCGACCGTGGCGAACGTCGGCATGATCGCTTGCAGCAGCGCGTCGCCCTCGACTTGGTTGAATGTCCAGACTTCGTCGATGTCGACCTTCGCGGTCGCCTTGCCGTGCAGCGCTTCCTCTGACGGGGCGAATAGCCCGTACGCCGACCCGGTCGGAAAGCTGATCGACTCCGACCCGTTCGACTCGCGGATCTTCGCGAAGGGCGGCGCGAACGGCGAGCGCCGGATCTTCTTCGCGAGCTTCATGAAGTTGTCGCGCGCGTCGGCCCGGTGCTGCGCGGTGTACCAGCATTCGCGGTCCGGGCCGGACAGACACCGGTGCGTCGACGATCCGGCGACCAGCGCCGTCTTACCGGCCTGGCGCTGCACGGTGATCACGACGATCGGGTACGCCCATTCGCCCGACGGCAGCAGTTCGTGCGCGACGTCGTTCGTGTACGTCTGCCATGGCATCGGCGACCAGCCGAGCGCGGTCTGTACCTTGCCGACGGCCGGGCCGAACGTCGGCCGGCTAAGCGTTCGGGGCGTCGCCCATCGGAGTTTGGTCTCCGGCGGCGGGCGGGCTTGGTTCGGTGAGTGAGGCAAGGAAGTCCGCCAGCTGGTCTCTGGACGCGCCGCGCGAGACCGGGTCGAGCCGTAGCCGGATCATCGTTTCGCGCAGTTCGCCGCCGATGCGTGCCAGCGCCCACACGTCGCGGGCGGCTTCGGCCAGGTCGACGCCGCGGGCTTGCGACCGGGCGAGTGTGAGCGCGCCGGTGTCGACGTCGATCAGCGCGCCGTCGCGGCGGGCGGCCGCGATCGCCGTGTTGAGCGCCCGCTCGACCCGGCCCATCCGTCCGGCCGGCAGATCGAACAGCGCGCCCTTGTCGCGCGGCATGTCAGTACAGGTACACCGCGAGCGCGACGCCGCCCGCGACCGCGACCGCGAGCACGCCGAGCGCGATCAGTGCGGTGATCAGCTGGTGCAGCTGGTCGCCGACCGACTCGACTTCGGTCTGCAGATGCGTCAGCCATTCGTCGATCTCGACCGTGTTCATGGGCGTTGCCCGTACACGTTGGTCAGCGACCCCCAACCGGATTTGACGCCCGACCGGCCCAACTCGTACCCCCAATACTGGCCGCAGCCGGCCGGGGCCGGGTCGTCGTCGACGTCGCCCAACCCGACGATGTTGATCGCGGACCCGTCCGGCTTCCATGACGCGGACAGCGTGCCGACGATGATGCGGCCGCTGAGATTCTCGGCGGCGCCCTTGCCCGTCCACAGCGCATTCATGCCGCCGGACGTGTACCACCGGTGCCACACTTGACCGTTCGGGCCGACGTAGAACAGGTCGAGTCGGTTCGGGTCGGTCGGACAGCTGAGTATCACGGTGCCACCTTCCATGCCGCCGAGCCACACGGTCAGAGGTTCACCGCGTAGCACCGACAGCAGCGCTTGCTTGTTCGCCAGACTGGTCGTCTGGTCACGGTTTTCGCTGACATGGATATGCCACAGATGCGAATCGTCCGACGTCGCCGGGCAGCCGTAGCGGATGTCCCATCCTTCGACGTAGCTGTCGTCGTCGGCGTTGCCGTAGAACTCGCGCCAGCCGTCGAGCCGCGGGTCGGCCGGATCTTGCGCCGATGCCAACAGCCGCTGTGTGTACAGCGCGATCGTCGAATAGTCGCCGGCTTGCGCGTCCGGAAACGTCCAGTCGATCGCGGCCGCCTTGTCGCCAGGGCCGCCCCAATCGGGCGGGTTGTCCATGACGGAGTAGTCCCATGCCGGCAGATTGTTGCGCGCGTTGTGATAGCCGGGCTTGTTCGCGTAGATGCCGCCGAGCTGCGATGACGGCTCGAGCGCTTGCAGCTGTTGCCACAGCCACCACATTTCATCGGTGATGTATGCCGGGTTCGGGTTCGCGCCATACGGTGCAGCGCGCGGGCGGCGCCGCAGCCAAAGCCACACCGTAGCCACGGTGAGCATTAGCAGCAGCGCCGCCCAGAATGCGACGTCACCCGACATGGCTAGCCGCCCCGGCGTACGCGAGCCCGGCGGGCGAGCAGCGCGCCGCCGAGCACGGCGAGTACGCCGGCGATCAGGAACGCGCCGGCGTCCGGGCCGGTGGTGGGCAGCTTGCCCGGGTTGCCGCCCGTGTTCGGCATGCCGGTCGACGCCGACGGTGCCGGCTGTGTGGGCTGCGCCGACGGCGCGCCATGTACGCCGGGCGACGGTGACGGTTGAGTCATAGCGGTGTCCTTCCGTTCGGTATCACGCGTTCGCGTGGTACGGCATTGTTGCGGTCGACTTCGCGGGCGGTGCGCCATGCGACGCCGGCGATCGTGGCCGTCGCGGTGAACCAGGTCATGGCGAGTGCGCTCAACCACAGCGGCATGCCGGCCACAGCTAGCGTGGTCACCAGACCGATACTTGACCCGACGGCGACGACGCACCAGATACGGACCGCCCGGCTACTCATGCTCGCCCGGCTGCGACGGCACACGACCGTCGAGCAGGTCGGCGACTTCGGCCGGGTCGAGCAGCCCGTCTACGCCCTGCGCCGTCCTAAGCCGCTGCGCGGTGTCGGGATCGACTAGTCTGCCATTGAACGGCGACGGTTGATGCCTCTCGCGTTCGGTCGCGGCGCCCAGCAGCGTTGCGAACGGTATGGCCTTGCCGTCGCGGGTAAGGGTCGACGTGATCGTAGCGACGATTTGCGCGGCATCCTGAACGCGCAGCAGCAACGTTGCTTCGGCCGGCACGTCTTCGTCCCGCATGGTGTGCCCGCGAACGTTGAGCGCGTAGACCGTGGTGCCATTCGCGGACAATCCTTCGACCACGCAGCAGCCGGACATCGTTACGCAGATTGCCTCGTCGATCTGTCGGCCCATGACGGCATACCCGCCGTCGGCGCTTTGTCCACTCTGGACGGTGCTCGATTCCTCATTCATTGATCTTCCTCGTTTGTTGACGGTTTTCGATTGTTTGGGGTGGAGTCTGGTCGGGAGAGGGATGGACAGAGCGGGCTGTCCGGTCCCCTACCCGGTGAAAAAAAACGGACATCACTTCGCACCACCACGCATGACCGCGAGATCCGTTGCACCGGCGAGGAACAGCACGCGGTCGACCAGCTGCGGCCAGTGTTCGGCCAGGTGTGCCCGCGCTTCATCGACCTGTTCAGGTGTGGTCGTAGCCGGCACTGCGATCACCAGCACGTCGGCAGGTGTGACAACTACAGCAGCCAACACGGGCAGCACGTTGGGTAGCTCGGTCATGGGACGGCGTCCGGGTCGGGCGGGTCGGCGTCACCGAACGCGGACCGTACGTCTTCTTCCAGATCGAACGGCAGCACGGTCTGTCCGGTGCGCCGTTCGTACTCGCGGCGCAGCAACGTCTGTAGCCGCGTACGGTCGGCCGGGTCGCTGATCGCCTCGACCCGGCGTATCCGGACCGTGGCGACCCGGGCGCCGTCGTCGCATGTCTGTGTGATCTTCGCCGTGTCGATCAGCGCGACCACGACGTGTATGCGCCGCGGGTCGTCGATCAGTGACCGGGCGATCGCCGCGAGCCCGTTAGCGTCGCCGTCGGGCAGTCGGCCGGATAGGTGCGCGGGGCCGGCCATCAGCGCGACCGTCCTACCATGTACCCGACCGCATATCCGGCGAGCGCGATCAAGCCGCCGATCAGGCAGCTGTACAGGTCCATCAGCGGACCGCCCATGATCTGATCTCGAATGGCACGCCGATCACGCGGGCGAAGAACACCAGCGCGACGGCGTTCAGGTAGCCGATGGTCGGTACGTCATGCAGCCATCCGTGCAGCACCATGATCAGTAGCATGAACGCCCAGCCGCCGAGCGCGCAGAATGCGGCGACCAACCCGATCCACATGGCAATGGCAGACGCGGTTTTCATGGTTCCTCCGGTAGTCCGGCGTGATGGTCCGGGTCGGGTCCGGTGATGGTCCGGCGTCGGTACGGGTCCGGATGCGCAGATGGTCGGGTCGGGCCGCGTGGTGGGCCGGTCTGTGGTCGGTCTCCGTTCGGACCAGCCGAGCCCGTCGGCGGCCGCGGGTCGTTTACCCGTCCCGTCCCGTCCCGTACGGGCACGTGAGTGGTCGTATCTGTGGTCGGTGGTTGGTTCGGGTCGCTGGTATCCATGTGGTCGGCCGGCTGGTCGGTGGTCGGGTCCGGCACTGGTAACAACGTCATTCCGGCTGCCTCGGGTGTGCGGTCGCCCTTGCGCGAGTTGCAGCCGCGGCAGCAGACGACCAGGTTCGCGGCGCCGGCCGCGTGCGCCGGGTCGACGTGGTCGAAACACAGCCCGCGGGCCGAGCGCCGGTCGTACGGGTTGCACAGCACGCCGCAGTACCGGCAGTGATCTAGGTCGCGGCGCCGTACGGCGGTCTGCAGTTCGCGGTCGCGCAGTTCGGCCGACTTGGCGCGCTTGACGTCGGTCTCATCCTTGGTCGGGTTCGACTGCAAGTAGTGGTGCACGTAGTACATCGCGCCGCCGCGCCATTCGCGGTCGACCATGCATTCGCACTTGCTGTCGCGTGTGTGCAGCAGCGCCGTGCCGCCGTCGGGCGGATCCGTCAGCCGGGCGAGCATCTTCGCCGATCGCACGTGCTCGCGGACGATCAGTTCCGGCACGAATCCGTCGGTGCCGTGCCGCGCGCAGTACAGCATCAGTGTGGCGAGTATGCCGACGATGCGGTCGGCTTCGGCCCGGTTGCGGGCGATCGCCAGGATCGCCGGGTCATTGTCGAATCCGTCATCGAGCCGTAGCCATGCCATGCCCGACTCCGGTGACAGCTGCGTGATTGCGAAATGAGTGAATGGTCATGTAGCCGGCCCGGGCGTAGCCGCCGCAGCCGCACATGGCGACGTCGAATGAGTAGTGCAGACAGCCGATGTCGTGTAGCCGGTCGACGATGACCGGGTTCGGCACCAGCGCGCGCACCATGTCGTATGCGACCAGCCCGCCGGTGTCGTCGTCGATCGCGTACCGGATCAACCGGTCGAACGCGTCACGGTATGCGGGCGGTGCCTTGTCCAACAGCAGATGTCTCATGATCGTCTCCTAGATTCTGGTGAGCGGGCCGCGGTGCCGACGCCAGCGACACGCGGCGTCGACGTCGCGGGTCCGCACCGGATGGTCGAGTCGTGCGGCGAGTACGGCGGCCGCCTGGCGCCGGCCGGCGGCCGCGGGCAGCCCGGCGGTGTCGAGCATGGCGGCGAGGGCGGCTTGCCCGGCGGTGATGCGTGGTGCGGGGCCGGCGCCCGGGCCGCGCTGGTCGCCCCGGTTGCACGCGGCACACGCTGCGCGCAGGTTGCCCGGCGCGTCGGTGCCGCCGTGCTCGCGCCGCACTATGTGGTCGAC